ATATGTTGGCTTACCAGATCTGCCGCAACAGAAAGCTGACTGCACAAGATCTAAATGGTCGTAGGTGCTACATCGGAATCGATCTGGCGAGCACAACAGACATAGCGGTTATGGCAATCCTTTATCCGCCGCACGGGGATGACAAATGGACGCTTGTCTGCTGCCACTATCTTCCGGAGGAAAAAATACTGGATGGCGGCAGCACCCGCTACAAGGCGTGGCACTCCGAGGGGTGGATTACCGCAACACCTGGAAACGTGATCGATTATGAATTCATCGAGGATGACTTGAAATCCATTCGAGATACACACCAGATCGTTAAAGTGGCATTTGATCCATTCCAGGCTACGCAGTTTTCGACAAGGATGCAGTCTGAAGGGCTCCCGATGGTGCAGTATGGCGCAACGGTCAAGAATTTTTCATCCCCGATGAAAGAATTGGAAGCGATGATAATGAAGAAGAAGATTCAGTTTCAGTCTGACCCAGTGTTGCAGTGGATGTTTTCTAATGTCGTCGCAAAGGTCGACAAAAAGGAAAATATCTTCCCGGATAAAGAGCGCAGGGAGTCAAAGATCGACGGGGTTGTGGCGGCAATCATGGCCCTCGGTCTGGCAATGTCCGAGACAATCACTGTCAGCCCCTATGAAGAACGCGGCGTGCGGGTTGTGTGATGGGTCTGCTGCAAAGGCTATTCGGCATCAAAAACGCCACCATGAAAGAGCCGGAGTGGTGGCGCCAGGCCGTGAGTATGTCCCCGGTAGCGTCTGGTGCTGTGGTTACGACAAACACCGCCATGCAAGTGTCTGCCGTATGGGCCTGTGTGCGCATTATTGCCGAATCAATATCCAGTCTCCCTGTAAAGATTTACCGGCGTAACGGTACGGACAAAGTCCATGTGCCGGATCATCCGCTGCAGTTTTTGTTGTCCGGCCTGTCGAATGAGAATCAAACATCGCTGGACATGCTACAGTTTCTGATGTCCAACGTGCTTTTGCGTGGCACAGGATACGCGCTGGTTGCCTATGGACCCCGGGGGGTCCGATCCATTGAACCACTGTATTCGTCGTATATGCACGTTGACAGGACAGAAGACGGATCTCTTGTGTATGACTATCAGGAGCCAGGCAGGCCATCTGTATACGGTGTGAATGAAATATGGAGAGTAACGGCACTCGGGTCAAACGGGATTACGGGCATTAGCCCGATATCATTAGGCCGGGAGTCGATAGGGGTTGCCATCAGCGCAGAAGAACAAGCAGCCAGACTCTACAGTAACGGCATGCAGGTTCCAGTGGCGTTTGAAAAGGATGGTGTTCTCGGGGATGCCGCCTATGAGCGACTGAAGCAATCGCTCAATGAAAATTACGCTGGATCCAGGAATGCATATAAATCCATCATTCTCGAAGATGGACTAAAGCTAAAGCAGGTTGGTCTGACGGCGGAAGACAGTCAGTTTCTTGAGTCCCGGAAGTTTCAGATTTCAGAGATAGCTCGGTGGTATCGCGTGCCGCTTCACATGCTCAACGAACTGGACAGAGCGACATTCTCGAATATCGAACATCAGTCCATTGAATTTGTCACGCACACGCTCCGTCCGTGGATACGACAGCTTGAGCTATCCATTCTTCGCGATCTGTTTTCAGAAAATGAACGCAAACACTATTACGCAGAGTTCAAGATTGACGGGCTGCTTCGCGGCGACATCAAAACCCGTTACGATGCCTACGGCAAAGGAATCATTGACGGTTGGTTAAGTCGCAATGAGGTCAGAGGATTCGAAAACCTAAACCGCGTCGATGGCCTCGATGAATATCTTGTCCCGATGAACATGGGCTCGACTGATACCGAAGCGATGGGTTTAATCAGCGGTGAAGTCAAGGCGGTACTCCATGAGCACGCCGCACGTAAAGGCGCTGACTTTGGGAAATGGGTGAATGATTACTACCCGAGACTTGCTGACAAACTTGTATCTTGTGGATATCCACCTGGAACCGTGTCCCCTTATTGTGCCGGTCATGCAGCGCAGCTGAAGGCGCCAGGTGTGGATGTAAAAGCGTTGACAGATCGGTGGATGAAAACCGCTAAATTGGAATTGTGCCATGCCTGAAATATTGATTTATGACGTGATTGGGTCCGACATATTTGGTGAGGGTATTACACCTGCAAGCATCAAGGATCAACTGGACTCAATGAGGTCACTTGACAGTATTACTGTACGGATTAATTCACCGGGAGGTGACGTATTCGATGGGTTTGCTATCCATAATCTGTTGAAACAGCACGATGCAGAGATCCGCGTTGTTATAGACGGGGTTGCTGCCTCATCCGCATCGCTGATTGCCGTTGCAGGCGATACGGTCGAGATGGCCGAAAACTCGCTGATGATGATTCACAACCCATATACGTTCGCAATCGGCGATGAAACGGAGATGCTGCGCACTGCTGAAATGCTGGCAAAAGTGAAATCGTCCATCATCACCAGTTATGTATCCAAATCCGGCATGGCAGAAGATGATCTAGCTGCCGCAATGGACATCGAGACATGGTACACGGCAAAAGACGCAGTAGCCGCTGGACTGGCGGACAAGATCATTGAGAAAGAAGCGGTGATAAACCGCGTCAAAGCGCCGTGGATCCGAAATGCGCCAAACATCGAGAAAACACCGGATCGGCAACCGGCTGACTACCGAATAGCAGCCAGGAAAAGATTAAAAGATATCGGATAGTGCCTGGAATAGGCGCTATTCAGTCGGACGGAATGTCCGTCAGCACCAACCCGCTTATGCGGGTTTTTTAATGCCGAAACATAGGAAAATGAGATGTCAAAAGATATCAAAGATATGTTGTATCGTCGCGGCCAGGTTGTGGACCAGATGAGGTCGATCTTGGACAAGGCTGAAGCCGAAGACCGTGACTTGAACGTGGATGAACAGGCCGAGTACGAGAAGTTGGAGTCGGAGCAGGCTGACCTGAAAGTGAGGGCGGACCGTCATCACCGTCAGGCTACTTTGGACGCGTCCCTGGAGAAGGTCATCAGGGAGCCGGTCAAGATCGGCCTGAAGGACAAGCAAGACACCGATGATGCCGAAGGTCCGTATGCCAGCAAGGCTTACAAGAAGGCATTCTTCCAGGCGGCACGGCTCGGGAAAGCGGTCGTCGATCCTCGCGTGTTGAACGCTTTGCAGATCGGCACGGATTCGGAAGGCGGATATATCGTGCCGGAAGAGTTCGAGACCATGCTGGTCGCGGCTCTGCAGGACATCAACGATCTGAGGCAGTATTGCGATGTGATCAGCACCAGCGGGGATCGGAATATTCCGGTTGAGTCCTCGTTAGGTACGGCCACATGGACCGCTGAAGAGGCGGCCTATACCGAATCGGATGCTGCATTCGGACAGGTCGTACTCGGGGCGCACAAGCTGGGCACCATCATCAAGGTGTCCGAGGAGCTGCTGCAGGATGCCTTCTTCGATCTGCCTGCTTATCTGGCCCGCAATTTCGGCCTGCGTTTCGGGCTTGCCGAGGAAACCGCGTTCGTTAACGGGACTGGGTCCGGACAGCCGACTGGGATGATCACCGGCGCCTCTGCTGGTGTGACCACTGCAGGCGCTGCTGCGATTACCTCAGATGAGGTTATCAACCTGTATCACTCTCTCAGCCGTCCGTATCGTCGCAATGCCCGCTTCGTTGTCAAAGACAGTACAGCTTTGCTTCTGCGCAAGCTGAAGGATGGTAACAGCCAGTACCTTTGGCAGCCCGGTCTGCAAGCTGGACAGCCGGATATGCTGCTTGGGCGTCAGGTGATCGTTTCTGAAGGTATGGAGGCGGCCACCACCGGCAACGTGTCTATGCTTTTCGGTGATCTGCGGTACTACACCATCGCCGAGCGCAGCGGTCGTGTGATGCAGCGTCTCAACGAGCTGTACGCCGCCAACGGTCAGGTCGGGTTCCGCATGTTCGAGCGGGTGGATGGCAAAGTTACGCTCTCTGCGGCAATCAAGAAGATGACGCAGGCGTAAACAAAGGGATAGGGGGCGGCAACGCCCCCTATTAACAGCATGGCGATAAAGCTACTAACAGGAATGGCAACGGTGGATGAATCCTATTCACCGGGTGACGTGGTCACGATGTCTGCCGAAGAAGAGAGTCGAATGGTTGCGAATGGTCTGGCGGTGAAGGTCAGAGAAACAAAAAAGCAAACGCCAAACGACGGGAAGAATTGATCGTTTGCCCTGATGTATAGATAGGCATGTGTGTGGAATATGACCAGAGGGCAACTGATTCACGAGTCAAAACGGGAATTCAGAATCTTCTCGGGGGCCTGGTTCTCGGCGCCATACCATTGGGTGCAGTTGCTCTTATTAGTCTGTGGGGCACTGTTGTCTCTCACTCTGTGCGACTCGACGCTTTTTCCGAACGGGTTGGGACACTGGAGCAATTTCGATCCGCAGGTGGTCGCTACACGGCAAACGACGGAGCAAGGGACCGGGCGGAGAGCATCGAGCGGGATAACCGAGAAGCAGGAATCCGATCTGATGGAGATGCTTTGCTTCGTGCGCGCGTGGGAGGCATCGAGGGGGATATCATGGAACTCTCAAGGGCCGTGCGGGAGCACAGCGACAAAGCAGGACCCCTCATCCAGCAGATCCACCACAACACCGAAGAAATCAATCGGATCAGGGGTGGGAAAAGATAAATATGCCTCGCAGGATGCGGGGTGAAATGAATTGTCGCAACAGCGGCAGC